TATAGAAGCGTCTACAGAAGACGTTAAGAAGATCCTTCTCAAGGTTAAGAGGAAGTCTGAGAAGAGGAAGAGCGTTCTCTCAGATGAGGAGTTCTTGAGGATAGTTCACGAAGTTACCGGACCTTGACTCAAGCATTTCATTCTTGGGGTGTGTGGCGGGCCCGGCGGGATTTGAACCCCGCGGGGTGAATTTGACCCGCCACCTTCCCTCTTTTTTATCCTATAGATGAAAATTCAATTCTGGTAACTCCTAGGGACTTGACGACAGATAAAGGTGACTGGTAACTGGAGGGACTTTGAACTGTGCCGAAGAGTTAACAACCCTCGTTCGCAGGTTTCATTATGTTAAGAGGCTCATCGCCGATAAATCCGAATCTTTTTAAGTAATACGGTCTATGGATAAAACGGTCTATGGATAATTTTGTTATTGGAGCAGTCACCTAGTTGCTGTCAGGTTTTGAACGAAAAGGTGTAATTAAAGAGACTTTTGTCTGGTCTGAGCTCGGGTCACCAAGTGAACTGAGAGAAGAATGGTTGCCTAAGTTTGAATCGGCCACAAGAACTCTTCAGGTTGACCTAAAAGGGCCGATGGCCGATGAATGGATTCTGAAGTTTATTGACTTGGAAAGACCTTCCAAAACACCAGGCGTTTATGAAGAACATATATTCCACATTTTGTCTCATCTAGACAATGCACTTTGGGAAATATACACGCTTGAATCGCCACGCTTTCGTCGAACATTAGATGCTTTAATCAGATTTATACCAAGACTTGGGTATGCTTTGATTCCTCCCAGTTTCATCAAGAATGTAATGAAATCATTTGATCCTAATCAAGAACTTGTTGCCTTCAAAGCGCAACGAGACTATTTCTCAATTGAAGTAGGGAACCCCCATGAAAGTATTCGGCGCAATTTTGCGGACTTGAATTACAAATCTTCTAACGTTCCTGATGACTTTGTGACTCTTGTTGAGAACAGACCTGTTGGGCCTCTCATGCTAACTAGTGCAGACTTAAGAATAACCCGCTCCTCCTCCGAAGAAAGAACCTGTAGAATCCGCATAGACATAGATGGCAGACTTCGACAGATTCAAAGGGGAGATAAAGATCTCTTTCTGGAGATGAGAAAACGAGTGCTAAATTATCTTTCGGTCAAAAACGAGGAGATACTTCGTAGTATTCCAGTAAGCCGTATCAAAGTCGTGGAAGATTCAGAGACGGAAACGGAAATGGTCTCCAAGGAGATCATCCAACAGTCAAAACCGATCCTCATCAAGTTAGGCAAAGAAATTGATTCAACGGGTTTCAATAAGACAATAGGCCTCTTCACCCAAAACTTCTGTCATAGCAATTTCTTAGGAACAATCGAAAAGAAATCCGAATCATTGTGCTTGATTCATACAACAGATATTGCTGGAGGAGGTGATGCGCTTGTCGAAATACCAATCTCAAAGGACACCATTATCATCCACCCGACAACCACTACTGGATCCAGAACTATAGACCGCATTTATCACACCGTTCTTGAGAAATTAGATGTCGATTCAATCCTTGTTGCTAAATCGGAGGATGCGTAAGATGATTGGTCTTTCTTATAGAGAGCACATGGATCATACGGATCTCAAAAACTGGGCTCTTTCGCTTTTTCAGAAAAATGCTGCTCTTAATACCTGTGGTTTTGCAAATCCACATACCACACCGTTGATCCATGGAGGTAATGATTCTTGGACGCCAGACCTTATGGTTTGGAACGACAGAATTGTTCTAATCATTGAGTGCAAAGCGGGAAAGCCATCTGAGGACGATTTGGTGCAAGCAAAAGAATATGCGAATATTCCCCCCTCTCTCATAACGAAGCAAACAGGTCTTCAAAAAACTGCACAAAAGGTAATCCTGCTCTACTTCAAGGACAAATTAGACTCTGACCCTGACCTGAAGAACGAACTTTTGTCTAAATTAAGTTTTGAAAGAGATATTCTAATATGGGCTTGTGAAAGGGGACTTCAAATAACATTGATCGCTGGCAACCATGGTGATGTTCAACTTGACTCGCTTTTGAAAGGAGGCTTGTCATTATACCATCTTCCTCCCCACCAGATCGAGATTCAGCCCGACTCGCCAATAGTTTTGCTTGAGAAAATGGTTTTCACTAAGTTGTGGGAAAGAGCTTTTAGATACAGGGATACACGCTTTACAGTTGGGACAGTTCGCGAGATACTTGAAGGACATAACTATGCTTTTGAGAAAGATCGAGAGCGAAAACTCTTAGATGCTGTGCAGTCAGGTGAAAGACACAACCTCTGTTTTGTGGAGCAAACTAATCAGGTCTGGCGACTCAACATGATGCTAAACAATCCAACAACATATGAAGAATACCTGAAAAAACTGAGAGACATAACAACCTACCAGAGACTGGACAACCTTTTCTAGTAACTCCTGGAAAAACAACTCAATGCATAGGTTGCAGACCCTGCGCGTGATATTAGCCATTGCGCGGACGATATAATGAAGATCATTAAAGGTTCTTTGTGGTACCATACTCTTTGTAAGAGCGTGGCACCATATGGAAACGAAACTTCTCGACAAACGCCAGCTTAAAGCCATCGTCTTACAGAAAAATATCCACAAGATAGATGATGTAACCTATGCAGTGAAGAGCCAAAGCAGTGAAGCAACTTACATAGTGGCAAGACTAGGCCTAGAATGGTCATGCCAATGTCCAGACTACCAGATGAGAGGTGTAGTCTGCAAACACATCCATGCCGTAGTCCTAGCACAAACTTTGAAAGCCAGAGACACAATAATAGGAGGCTCTCAAACCGAAGGGGTGGAAGAAGCATACACACAAACATTAGCCTGTCCCAAATGTGGCTCCATAGAGATAATCAAGCGTGGAGTCAGAAAAACTCTAAGCGAGATGCATTCGCCGAGATGCTTCCCAAGGTGAAGGCATCACACGAATGTACCCCGCACACCCCTTCTTTTTTCTGTGCGCAATCGATTGATTAAGTATTACTTTAAGAAATGGATCTGGCAAAAGAAGTACGCCCGATCAGATAATCCGTAAATATTTCGAACGCGTGATAACCTTCAATCGTATAAAGAACAAACTAAGGCTCTCTTTGTAACCTCATCTTAAGAATATAGTAGAGGGTGTATTCAGTGAGCTTCAGGGCTAACATGGTATCCAGCAAGTTAGGGGTTGTATGTTCTCCGGTTGAAAGCTGTGCATAGAGTTCTTCTACAACCTTTGAGATGGCATCAAGTAGCTTCGCCCGACGTGACGAACCCAAAATCTGTTTTATGCGCTTTCTGCGAGTCATTTCTCCCGGAGCTAATGTCCTCAGAACTTGGTTAAGGAGCTCTCTTGCAGAAGAGATGCTCTGTCTATAACTATCACCTGTACCAGATGAAAGAGCTTCCCAAGCTCCATTATGGATTTTGGCAAAGTTAGGATCGATCTTGATGAGAAGTTCATCCAACTCGTTTGTGATCTTCTTTTCCTCCTCCATACCTCTCATAAAAGGATATATTGTATTCTTTTCGCTGTCATATCGTAACCCGTCACGAACCAAATACCGGTTTATTTCTTTGATGTCTTCAGAGGATAGCGGGTTTGCTGCAACAAGCTCAACTATTACCCCAAGAATCCTCTCGCTTCCCTGAAGATTATTGAGAATAGCTTCGATTTTTGCCTCCTTGCTTGCTGAAGTTGAGTCGATATGGTCGGAAAGTATATTCCAGTAATCTTCATCATTCTTTATGATTCCTAATTTCTTTAGAACGCCCTTGATATCATACTCTCTTATCCTACTCGTTTTCTCAGCTATGATTCTCACTGTAGAAGGACTAAGCTTGAACATAATTAGCTCGCCTGAACCTTTCGGGCTTTTTTTTGTATTCTTATTTCAGTTTTCATCTAGATAAGTGCATGTGAGATTCAACCTTCGCTGACCTTGAAAATATCTGCGCTCAAGCAGTTAGGGCAAAAATACTCTTCCTTATCTGAATTCCAGAATTCTCCGCATTCGCCGCAATCCCATGTAGCCATGGCTTAAGCATCCTCAAATGCGCACACTTCTTGTTTCAATACTCTAGTTTTTCTAGTTCTTCTCATTCTTCTCGTTCTTCTCATTCTGTTGGACTGCTTTAAATCAGCCTTCTCGCTGCGTGTCAGCCGATTCGATGTTGGTTGCTAGGACCTGCTTCTTCCCTCTGATCGGAGGCAAGTTCAACCTGCTGAAGGCGCTTCAGCCACTCGTTCCTCCGCATCACATCTACGTGGAGGTCTTCGGAGGCGCGGCGAATCTGCTACTTAACAAGCCGCCTAGTCCTGTGGAGGTCTATAACGACATCGACAGCGATCTGGTGAACCTGTTCCTCGTGATCCGTGACAGGCGGGAGGAGTTTGTCAAGCGCTTCAATCTGGTCTTCTACAGCCGGGGCCTCTATAAGAGATGGTTCGATGAGCCGACGCCGGAGGATGCTGTGGAGAGGGCGGTGCACTTCTACTACATCATGCGTTGCAGCTTCGGAGGCAACTATGGGGCTTCCTGGGCTTTTAAGAGGAAGGCGCATAAACACGCGCCGGACATCTTCTGGTCCAGCATCGAAAAAATCGAGGAGATAGCTCATCGTCTCAAGAGCGTCTACATAGATGCTTTAGACTTCAGAATATGCTTCCGTAACTGGGACACGCCGGAGACGTTCTTCTTCTGTGATCCTCCTTACTACGGTCTACAGTATTATCGGCACAACTTCTCGGAGCAGGATCATAGGGACCTCCGCAAGGTCCTCGGCGAGACTAAAGGGAAATGGCTGCTTACCTACGGCGAGCACCCTGAGATCCGGAGGCTTTATCACGGCTTCTGCTTTCAGGAGGCGAGGCAACTCCGAAGCAGCAATTTGGTGAAGGACGGAGGGAAGAGAACGCACTTCACCAATCTGGTGATCGCGAACTATCCGCTGTCAGGAGGCTTGAAGCTATGAGCAGCATCGAGGATGCGATTAGCAAACTGAAGCTTGGCGACCGGATCGACGTCTATTGGTACGATGCCAGTGAAGTGAGCTCCGGGAAACCTAGCCAAGACGTTGAGACGCACGTTCACAGCACCGGCTTCTACCTAGGTGTCAAGGGCCTGGTGCGAAAGCACCTCGTGCTTGCCAAAGAGATCATCGATCAGGGCTCAGCCTACCACTATAACGTGATCCTGTTCTCTATGATCGATAGGATCGAGATCATTCAGCGGGATGCCCTGGATCCTAGGCTTAAGAAGAGCCTCCGGAGGTTCGTGAAGGAGTCCATAGAGATACTGCGCAGAAAAGATGGATGGGCCTTTAAGGAAAACAACCACGTAGCCCTGAAGAGGTTTGCGGGTTCGAATCCAGCCGAGAAGAAGCCTAAGAAGCTGACCAAGGACGAGAGGATCCAGAGCCTCGAGGTCAGGGTTGCAGTCCTCGAGGAGCGTCTCGAGCACGCGAGCTTCTACCAGAAGATCATTTGGGTGCTCCTGGCCACATCCTTGGGTAAAATCGTTCTAGATGTATTGGCGGCTTTGAGGTAATCGCATGGCTAGAGGAAGACGCTGGACAGACGAGGAGAACCAGCTTATAGGCCAGCTATACGGCGAGGGCGCGTCGGTCGAGGAGATAGCGGGGAAGCTTCCACCGGGCAGGACGGTTAGCGCTGTCTCGATGCAGGTTAAGAGGCTGGGTCTCGAACGAGGCTCTATTGTTAGTACAATGAAAAAAAGTATTGTTGGTACAATCGAGGGCGTCGAAGTTATGAGCCGGGAGGAGGCGTTGAAGGTCCTTGCAGCCGTGATCAAGCGCCTCCAGGAAGGCGGAGAAATAGATGAAGTTGAGCTAGGCCGTCTCAGAACCATCGTCTCGGCGATAGGCCGGTACTTCGTCGTGTTCGACAGTTATGAGAAGTACGCGGAGCTCGAGGCTAGGATGAAGAGGTTGGAGACGAGTGTGGAGCAGGTTCTCAGGAAAGGTTAGGAAGAGCCTCGTGAAAGGCATGAGACGGCTTGAAGACGCCCTCAGCGCCATCATCGTCCAGCCCGATATCGGCCAGATGGACCCTATTGAGTTTGCCGAGAGTGTGTTAGGGTTCAAGGCCACGCCTTACCAGGCTAGGCTTCTTCTCGATTCCTCGGACAGGATCGCGGTGCGCTTCTCGAGGCAGAGCGGAAAATCGACGACCCTAGCAGCCAAGGCTATCGCGCTGGCAGCGATGAACCGGAATAAGTCAATTCTGGTGGTGGCGCCTGGGCTCAGGCAGAGCATGATTGTCATGGACCGGATCGAGGAGCACCTTAACCGCATGGATCCGGCGGTGAAGCGTGAGTTGATCGCTCAGCAGCAGCGGACGAAGATCACCTTCAGGAACGGGAGCAGGATCTGGGCTCTGCCGTGCAGCGAAAACATGATCCGGGGCTTAACAGCCCACCTCATTTTGGCCGACGAGGCGGCCTTCTTTGAGCGGGATGAGTATATGTTTAGCAATGTGCTTCTGCCGATGCTGGCGACGACGAATGGCGTTCTGATAGTGAGTTCGACGCCTTGGTCGTCGAAGTCGCAGTTCTACGAGTTTTGTAAGGGTCGATTGAAGAACCGGTTCAATCAACACTATGCGAATTGGCGTGAGGCCGTAGAGGCCGGTCTCATCACGCAAGCGTTTATCGACGATATGCAGGTAAGTATGTTGCCTCAGCAGTTCACGATGGAGTTTGAAGCCGAGTTCGTCGAAGACGTGGACGTCTGGCTGCCTCAGGACCTCATCGCCAAATGCGTGTCGTCCGAGCCTCTCGTCGAGGGCAGGGACTGGACCTACTATCCTTTCGAGCACGCTGCCGTAGGCGTCTTCTTCGTCGGCGTGGACTTTGGCAAGCACATGGACTACAGCGTCGTCACCGCGGTTGAAAAGAAGGAGGACCGCCTCCGCTTGGTCCACGTTTACCGGTTTCCCCTGAAGACGAGCTACGCGAGCGTGATAGGCTACGTGAAGGCGCTCTCGGACCGCTGGAAGACGGTTCACCGGGTCTGCGTGGATCAGACGGGCGTCGGCGAATACATCACCGAGGACATGAAGAACGCTGGAATACAGAACGTGGAAGGCGTGATGTTCACGGAGCAGAGCAAGGAGGAGCTGGCCACAGTCCTCAAGGAGAAAATGCTCAAGAACGAGTTTAAGCTACCCTACGATCGGGCGCTGATCAATGAGCTAAACGTTGAAAGGTACGAATTGGCGAAGACCGGTAAAATCAAATTCTCGCACCCTGAAGGCAGCCACGACGACCGCTTCTGGGCCACCGCCCTAGCCACCTACGCAACAGAGAAAGAGCCAAAGCCTGGACCGATATTCGCTAAAACCTTCTAGACCAATGAGCTAACGCCTTAGATTGTATACATAATTCTTGGAGTTTCGGAAAAACAATCATTGTGGTAATATCGTCACTTTTTCTATTTCTTCAATAAGGCTTTTTTCCCGCTCTTGCAGAAATTCTTTGTAGTTATCTGTGAATAGACCTGAGTCAGCCCTCGATGGAAGAAGCTGCGATTCCAGAATTTCCCTTAGTTTTACATCTCCAATCTTTTGCTTAATGCCCTTGAGGTAATTTGAAGGCGGCTGGTCTTGAATGGTCTTGTTAGTCGTTGCATCTATTAAGGCACGGTTTAGGACACAATTCCTTTGGACCCAGTCCTTAACACCGATTCTCTGGAGATAAGCGTCAGGAAAAACATGATGGTCCTCGATCTTTTCTTGTAGCAAAAGACTTGTATTGATACTTTGTGTTGTATTGAAGTCTCTAGCGTGATGTTTCAAAAGAAGGCAGAAAACACCTTTGTACAAACCTTCTCTTTGCCCATAGACAGTTTTCAGGACTGCTGGATTGAAGAGTGATGAGAAATTCTTGACCGCGTAAGGGTCATCACCGCCTTGTATCCACTCTTTCAGTTGTGCAAAATCCCAGGCATTTTGGCTGTCGGTACCGCTATCGTAGGCTCTAGTAAATACAGAACACCAGAACCAACATAATAGTTTGCGTCTTACCTCTTCTTTTGGGAATCCGCCGTCTTCAGAATCTACAAGCGTTGCAGCCATCGAAGCAAGAAGCGCAGAGTAAGGCAGCCACTTAGGGTGAAGTACACCAGCCTCTCCTTTTAGCAATGATAGAGATTCGGCCAAAGCCTTCACGGCCTTTTCCCATGGCTCCTCAAAGTTACGAGGCTCGATTTCAAAAAGTGCTCTTTTCGTACATGAAATGTGTGTTGGATTACTTTTCGAGGTTTGAAGCAAAGCGATGGTTTTTAAAGGCAATACCCGGTCGATAGCTTTTTCTGAGGAGGAGTCTTTCAATATAGATTTCTTCTCAGCTTCCTCCCATCTCTTGTATAGGTCTATTTTGAAAGGCCAGACCCTTGCGGCTACAACCTCAAACGGAACGAGTGGTTTCTGTTGGATGTTGAGATCTACAAACACTTGGCACACTGCTTGTGGCTCTGTTTTTTCACGTAAGAGAACAGCAGGAAAAGAATATCTTTGAATCGGCTCAATCAACCTGCGCTTGATTTCGTCTAACTTCCTGTGTAACTCAAGCCGCTTTACTTGATCTGAGGGTTCACGAGATTCAGCATACTTAGTCTTCCATTCATCAAATCCGATGCTCCTTCTCTGTCCATTTTCCCAAACCGGGTACTCTTTCTCAAACACACATGTCAACGGCAACATACTTCTATTGAACTGTTCTTGAAGATGACCATAGTGAATGTCTATAGTACCGGCGTCCATAAACTCGACTGAATTTTTGACAAGATCAATTCCCGATTCCTCGCTACTATCCGGCAATTTCCATTCTTTGCTGAAGTACTCCTCGACTTTGCTGATGTTTATGATGGCTCTGCGAGCGCTCTTCCCGTAAAATATGTGGTTACCGCTCTTTCCGTAAAAGACATGATAAAGAGTTGTTAGGCGCTGCTGTCCATCCAATACTATACGGTTAGGAGGCGTTGACTCTTTTAATGGAGCCACTCCCTCAAACAAACGTTTGCCTAAAGCCTCCTCCTTTGGCTGTTGCAAGAATAGTATACTTCCTGCCGGATACTCATTTAGGATCGTTCTAATCAAAGCGTCTTGTCTTCTGTAGTCCCAGTCAAATCTTCGCTGAAACGCTGGAAGGACAAGCTTGCCCTCGTCTATTTCTTGTAGCATAAAACTTATTGGCTCTGTAGAGGGTATGAATAAATGACTCATCAACTTACCCTTCGTGAACGGTTAAAGTAACATCTATGACTTCTAAGAATAATGAACGTCGCAAGACTTTAACCTCCTCTTTTAGATGTTCTCATAATTTGGTCGATATTAGTCTTTCCATTCCGTCCATTCGTGTATGCATCAGAGGAAACCACAACAATTGGTTCTGGACAAGTGTCATATTGTCTACATCGGAGAGAAGAGCCCTGCTCTGCGCTTCGCTGTCGCAAAGATTTACTAAAACATCGGAGTGGTCTTTCTTGTTTGCCTTTAACCTTATATGTCTTGAAATCTTAGCTAAAACTGTGTTCTTGATTGACAAATTGGATATTCTCATGTTCCCGTGAAAATTGGGAGATTTTAAAAGAGAGGAATTTTTGGGCCGTTCGTACGGAAAAGATACGTGACAAGATTAAGGCTGGAGATCGCATAATTTTTTATATCACCAGGTCTGATCCTCCTTCTTTTCTAGGCCTATACAAAGTAGTTGGAAATTGGCGCCAGGCAGAGGAGCCTGTTTGGCATAGCGAGGTTAAGGAAGGGAGGATCCTGTATCCTTGGCAAAGCGATATAGAGCTCATACAGTTAGGAACGGCGAATTACAAAGAGCTTTCTTCAAGACTGAACTTCGTTGAGAATAAAGATAAATGGAACGTCTACCTGGTTGGGACCCCTTCCAACCTTCAGAGACCGATTTCTGACGAAGACTATCAACTGATATACGAAGAGATGAAGAAACCGCCGACAAGCGTCACCTTCCGAGAGGCACGTGAACCATCTAGACCGAAGCCTCTAAGGGAAGAGGGGGGAGAACCATCACCAGCGAACCAGCACAAAGACGCCATAGAGAAGCTGGTCGAGCTGGGCGAAGTGTGCGGATGGTACAGTAAAGATGAATTTGCTAATGAGTCATATAGATTCGATGTTGTCTGGAAGGAAACAGAGCATCTTCCCCCGCATAAGGTCTTTGAAGTCCAGCATAAGGGGATGCTAAAGGACTCCCTGATAAATCTCCAACACGCGCAAGACAAGTGGCGTGCCGACCTATTCTTGATTGTTACGGATGAAAAGGATAGAAAGAAGACAGAGCAATACCTTAACCCATACTTCACCGGTTCCTTTCACAGAATCAGACATACCAAAGTGCTGCTTTACGATGAACTTGTCAATCTATACGATACTGTAATCCGCTACAAAGATTTCGTAGAAAAAATGCTAAAGTGGAAAACTGATTAGCCTATCAGATCCTCTGCGCGCCTAGACCCATACGTAAAACGTTTTACCGTGCGCATCGCGCGCGCAAAAGAAAGAGCTTTTGAAGATCAGATCTCGGCCCAGTCTCTGCAAATCAAACTTGCTTGTTCTAATACCGTTTGCGTAGCCTTTTTCTGTTTATCTGGAGGATAGCCATATTTCTTTAGAGTTCTTTTTACCATCACCCTTAGTTTTGCCTGCACGCTCTCCCTCAGCGTCCAATCAATAGTCACGTTTTCACGAATAACATCAACGAGTTCTCGCGCAATCATTCTTAGAGTTTCATCACCTAATACCTTAACTGCGCTGTCATTTACTTCAAGCGCATCATAGAAAGCAAGCTCTTCTTCATTTAAGTCCAGTTTCTCTCCTCTAAGCTTTGCTTCTCGCATCTCTTTTGCTAGTTCAATCAACTCTTCAATGATTTGAGCGGTCTCTATACTCTTGTTTTGATATTTTTTGATCGATTTCTCCAACATTTCGGCAAACGATTTTCCTTGGATCAGATTCTTTCTTGACCGGATTCTTATCTCATCATTAAGTAGTTTCTTGAGCAATTCAAACGCAAGATTCTTATGAGGTAATCCTTTAACCTCAGCCAAGAATTCGTCTGAAAGTATTGAGATGTCAGGTTTTTTCAGTCCAGCAGCAGAGAAAATGTCTATGACTTTATCCGAGACAATAGCCTTGGACACTATCTGTTTTATTGCAGAATCCAATTCTTCTTGTGGTTTACCAGTAATTATGGCGGTCTTGGCTATACTGGATCGAATTGTTTGAAAGAACCCTACATCGTCACGAATTCTGAGAGCTTCATCACTGGGTACAGCAAGAGCAAATGCCTTTGACAATTCAGTAACATATCGCAATAACCGCTCTTTACCATCTTCTTGTCTTAGAATATGCTCAATAGCTGATGGAATAATAGCCATCTTTTCTCTCGGTGTTGCTGTAAAGAAATCTCTGTAATTGAAGCCATGGAACAGCGCAGACACTATTTCGTATTTCTCAAGCATCAACGCGATGGCTTCTTCTTGCGGGATACCTGTCTCTTTCTTGTCTTTTTCAGAGTATTCAGCGAGTGCTTTCTTCAGCTCGTCAGCTATTCCCAAATAGTCAACGACAAGCCCTCCAGGCTTATCTTTGAAAACACGGTTTACCCTCGCAATTGCCTGCATTAATCCGTGACCCCGCATCTGCTTATCAAGGTACATGGTGTGAAGACTTGGGGCATCAAACCCTGTCAGCCACATATCCCTCACTATTGCCAGTCTCAGAGGGTTAGCAGGATCTTTCATTCGCTCGCCAATCGCCTTGCGTCTTGTTTTGTTCCTTATGTGTCCCTGCCAATCTATTGGGTCGCTAGCAGAGCCTGTCATAACAACTTTGATGAGGCCCTTGTCGTCATCTGCATCGTACCATTCAGGTCTTGTTTTGACGATTTCATTGTGAAGTTCAACGCAGATACGCCTACTCATGCAGACAATCATTCCTTTCCCATCAAGGACATTGAGGCGTTGCTCAAAGTGGTTCACGATGTCTTTAGCGATACATTTGACACGTTTCTCAGTTCCGACTATTGCTTCGAGCCTTGACCATTTGGTCTTCAACTTTTCTTTCTTTTCTACTTCCTCGCCTTCTGTGACTTCCTCAAACTCCGGATCGATCCTTGGTCTTTCTTCTGGTTTCAAGTCAAGTTTTGCCAGTCTGCTTTCATAAAAAATCCTTACTGTTGCGCCGTCCTCTACCGCTTGTGTCACATCATAAACGTCAATATAATTACCAAAAACTGCAGGAGTACTTCTGTCCGCTTTTTCTATCGGCGTACCTGTAAAGCCAATGAAAGAAGCATTAGGTAAAGCATCTCTCATGTGCTTCGCGAACCCATCGATGAAATCATACTGGCTTCTGTGAGCCTCGTCCGCTATGACAACTATATTTCTTCTTTCTGAGAGCAGAGGATAACGATCACCTTTCTGCTCTGGAAGAAATTTTTGTATTGTTGTGAAAACGATGCCGCCGGAAGGCACTCTGAGAAGTTCTCTCAGCATGCTTCTTGATTCTGCCTGAACAGGTTTTTGTCGTAGCAATTCGAGGCAGCGGCTGAATGTATCAAACAGCTGATCGTCTAAATCATTTCTATCTGTAAGTACAACGATCGTCGGATTATCTAGCGACAAGACGAGCTTCCCAGTGTAAAAGACCATGCTCAGACTCTTTCCAGCGCCTTGTGTATGCCAAACGACGCCACATCGTTTATCTCCTCTCGCGCTTGACGCTTTGATTGTTGCTTCAATAGCTTTGTTGACTGCATGATATTGGTGATACGCGGCGATTTTCTTGGAAGTTTTTTGACGTTCTTGTTCAAAGACCACAAAATGTCTTGCTAGATCAAGCAACCTTCTCTTGTCAAACATTCCTCTGATGAGTACTTCTAACTGTGACATCGTTGGCGGAGCTGTCTCTCTTCCTTCGATGGTTTTCCAAGGCAGAAACCATTCTTGGCCTGAAGTTATTGTCCCAGCTCTCGCCTCTACTCCGTCGCTGATGACAAGTATTTCGTTAAAGTGAAATAATGAAGAAATCTGGTTCTTGTAAGTTTCAAACTGATTGAAAGCGGTTAAAATCGTCGCATTCTCGTCAGCTGGGTTTTTGAGTTCAATAACAACCAACGGTAGACCGTTGACAAAGAGAACGATGTCCGGTCTCCTCGAATTGTTGTTCTCAATAACTGTGAACTGGTGGACAGCTAGAAACTCGTTTTCTTCTGGATTTTCAAAATCAAAAAGCCAAACCTTGTCTCCGGCTATGCTTCCATCAGTTCTACTGTATTCAACATCAATGCCGTTAGCAAGCATTCTGTGAAAACTCAGATTGTTAATAACGAGCTGCGGGCTTTCCGTTCTCAATAGTTTTCTGATCGCTTCTTCTCTAGCCTCCGCTGGTATTTCAGAATTGAACCGGTCAACAGCACGTTTCAATCTCTTGACTAAAACAACGTCGGAGTAACTCTTTCTTTCAGGTGTCTTGCCATCCGGAGCGGTATCCGGACCAAACAATACCTTATAACCTAATTCGGACAGATATTCAAGAACAGCATCTTCAACATAGGATTCAGCCATTACAGCTATCATGCAATCATACCCGAATCCTGTGCGTAACCCTTAACCTTGGTTTTGCCGGTCATAAGCCTTGGAAGAAGAGTGTCCCTGACGAGTCCAAGTTTATGATTTTGACATTGATTAGTCAACATATCATCAAACAGAGGCTTCAATATTCCGTGAAATCGCTCAAGAACGGTTTCTTCGGGTCTAAGAATTTCCATCTTGGAAAAGATGCGTGTATTCAGATTCAAGGTGGTAGAACCACCACTCGCAAGGTTGTTCAAATGATCAGTTATACTCTTCATCTGATAGAACAAATAATAGGTGTGAGAAATCCTGTTTGGAACTATCGAGTTTACCTGTTGATTGGTCTGCGAATCTTTGCTAGTAATACTGACCAGCCCTACTGTAGCAATACAACTGACGCAAATTGATCCACTTGGTATTGTTTTGTTACTCTGTGATCTCGCACCTTCTTCAGTCAGCGAATCTTCTGTTTCTGTGACAAATACCTTATTGTGCATATCAGGGATTTTGATAAAGGGAATAGCTCCACCGAAATACTGCTTAATCGATTTTGAAGGAGTCTTCCCGCACACTATTTTGCCAAACCTTTCCAGCCTATCCACTTTCCAATTTTCTGGGATAGGTTCCAGTGCTGAGCTTGTCATTTTGCCGCCGCTTGATTTATATGGCTTGCCTTCCTCATCTGGAAAATCAAAGTCAACAAACCAACGTTTGAAAATTGCTTGCCCGATTGCTTCGAGAGTCTTGTTCATTTGCTGGTTAAGCTCGATTTTGGAATCAATGTCATATAGGGTTTTTGCCAGTAGTCTTAATTCATCTTCATTCTTTGGAACAGGTATGAACAATTTCTTGAAGTCGGATTGTTTTACTAGTGGTTGGGTGCTCCCTACATTGAGATAAGAAAAATCAATTCCCTTTAAGAAGTAATAGATGAACTTGAGCAGTTCTGCGTTTCTTGTCTTAAAATATAAAACATTATCTGATAGCCAAATTTTTCCCTTTTTTTGATAATTTATCTTACCTATTGTTCCGACTCTTCCCGTATAAATTATGTTTTCATCTTCTAAATAATCATTACAATAACCCATAAGTCCATTCGAACCAATTACTGGGTATTCTCCGTACTCTGAACATTTAGTTCTTTTACCAGTAGCAACTTCGCCTAACTTACCCAATTCTTCCAATTCCCAGTCTTCAGGGATTTTCCCGATTTCGGTTTCTTTCCATTTTAATTCTTTTTTCATGCAATCAGTCTCTCAACAATAGGCCTAAGAAATACATTCGCCCATCCGATTACCTGTCGGTCTCTTTCCTCGTTCAGTCCTTTATCTCCATGGAATAGATTGTTTCTGGCTCTGATAATAAACTCAATAATGCCTGCAAAATCGTCCGAAGTGTCAAGTTTCCCATCCCAACGATGATCTCCAGATGGATTCTCATTAATCAGAGGCTGAGTTTCAAGTGCTTTCAGAAGTTCAGTTCTTTGCTCCATAGACACATAACTAAAAACATACTTTCGAAGGTCCACATCCTGTTTCAGATCTCTTATGCTGCTATCACGCAGCTTTACAGTGACTTCTAGAGCAACATAATATAGCAAGAACATTACGAACGGGTCTTTCTCGCCCAAAGCTCGTTCATACCATTGCTTTGCACGTTCTCTATAGCTCATATCCGATCCTCTTCAGATTTTGGGAGATTTCTTTTTCCAACTCCTTTGACTTCTTGAATTGTTCGGATAATTCGGAAGTAAGCTTCTTCATTTTTTCCTCGAATTTTTCGTCGTCTTCCTCCTCCGCTTCAGTGCCAACATAGCGTCCTGGCGTGAGAATGAACCCGTGTTTCTTGATTTCTTCGAGCTTCACGACCTTGCAGAAGCCGGGCACATTCTCGTACTTTCCACCCTCGCCGCGCCACGCGTGGTAAACTGAGGCAATTCTTGCTATTTGTTCGCCCGTGAGCTCGCGGTGGCGCCGGTCGATCATCGCCCCCGTTTTTCTGGCGTCGATAAACAAGACTTCGCCCCGCCTGTCGCGAAACTTGTAGTTTTTCTTGTCTCGCGCTACGAACCACAAGCAAGCTGGAATCATTGTGTTGTAGAACAATTGAGAAGGCAGTGCTATCATACAGTCAACCAAATCTGCTTCTACAATGTTCTTTCGTATGTCACCTTCCCCAGATGTGTTTGAAGACATGGATCCGTTTGCAAGGACAAAACCAGCAATTCCTGTAGGCGATAAGTGATAGATGAAGTGCTGAACCCAAGCAAAATTAGCATTTCCAGTCGGTGGCACTTCATATTTCCACCGTATATCTTTGTGAAGAAGATCTCCTTTCCAGTCGCTGTCATTAAAAGGCGGGTTTGCAAGAATGAAATCTGCCTTCAAATCCTTGTGCAAATCATTGTGAAAGCTGTCTCCCCACTGAATATCTGCGTCTATGCCACGAATGGCAAGATTCATTTTGCATAAGCGCCAAGTTGTTGGGTTTGATTCTTGACCATAGATGGAGATGTCTCCAATTCTTCCCCCGTGTGCGTGTACAAATTTTTCGCTTTGAACAAACATTCCGCCTGAACCACAACAGGGGTCATAGACTCTGCCTTTATATGGCTCAAGCATCTCAACAAGCAATTTGACAATACTTCGCGGAGTGTAGAATTGACCGCCCTTCTTTCCTTCGGCGTCCGCAAATTGCCCTAGAAAATACTCATAGACTCTTCCCAAAACGTCTTTGCTCTTGCTCGTAGCATCTCCAAGTCCAATGGTTCCGATTAGATCTATTAGCTCTCCCAGCCTCTGCTTATCTAATGTGGGTCGAGCATAATCCTTAGACAACACTCCTTTGAGCGAGGGGTTATCTCTTTCAATAGCGACCATTGCATCGTCAACAAGCTTCCCTATAGTTGGTTGCTTCGCATTCTTCTGTAGGAAATCCCAACGAGCTTCTTTTGGAACCCAAAAAACATTCTCCGCCCTATATTCATCTGGATCCTCAGGGTCAGCACCTTTTGCTTTTTCGGAAGCGAGTTTTCTATGAAGTTGACCAAAGGCATCATACACATATTTTAGAAAAATTAACCCAAGAACAACATGCTTGTAATCAGCAGCATCCATATTGCTCCTAAGTTTATCGGCGGCACTGAACAATTTACTTTCAAAATCAATATCCTTTTCAGCCATCGTCTCCCCTCTAATCATGATTGCCAAGATGCTTCATATAAATCGTTTGTGAATGGAACACTCTAATGCCCTTATTGGTTAAGTCATTTCGCACGCACTCGTTTGAATAGATTTCTTCCTTTCAGCTATCTGGGAAAAACCTTGTAAAACCCATAATTCCGGTAGGAGCGTAAGAATTTCAAAACGTCTTCTGTTATATGTCATATCAGAATAAGAGCTTTTTACAGGAATTCGGCCTGATACACTGGCATATTCAGATAAAAAGTAAACTATCCTGTAATAACGAAAGAAATCTGTATCTTGTGTTGAGTCATCAAAACACCTTCAATGTGTTCAATGACTTCTGTCATGTTTTTGATGTTGGACTTAAAGGTCCTAACGATGTTCCTCAGACAATAGCGCAGTTACTCGCTGAGATTGTCATATGTAGCTATTCTCTCTACTCAGACTAACTTAGTTCTGTTGCGGCGCCTATTCGTCCGCACGCGCGGTCATTGTGTCGGTGGCCGTTCACCGACTCTTCTGTACATTGGTATTATGAATTGCTGGCCGCCGACGTATTCCTCTTTGCCTCCTAGGAACTCTAGGTAGACCGTCTTCCCGTTCTCAACGATGTAGAGTACGCTCCTCGTGTGTATGCCGGGTAGCGTGTAGCCGAGCACGTTCACGCCGTAGACTCTTTCTCCGTCCACGACAATGCCCCCAGCCGGCGGCGAAGTCGTGACATAGTAGATGTCGGGCGCCGGCGGCATCTTAGCATGATAGTCCTCGATGATCTGGTTGATCTTGTCCCAGTCGTAGAACGTGCCTAGGTTGATCCTGCTCGCCACCTCCGCCTCGTTCATGCCCTGGTTTATGGCCTCCTGCCTCTGTCTCGTCTGTTCAGCGTAGATCGCTCTCTCGAGTTCGTATTCCATTCTTCTCCGGTCGCTCAGCTGGTCTTCAGACCTCTTGATGTCTTCTATGGTCGCAGGGGCCTCCGGTGCCGTGGGCGTCGGTGTTGCCGGTTTCGGCTGCTGCTCTTTCCTCAGCCCTATGGCTGCCGCTAAGCCCTGCATCGCAAGCGTGAACTGTTCCTGCTGCTTCGCTCCTCTGAACACTGTCTTAAGCCATGTCTCGATGAAGGTGACCAAACCAGCATAGGCGATCAGCTGCGTAATCACATCCTGCTCAGTCAACGGGCTACAGGTCAACATCGCTACTATGCCAATAATCAAGCCAACGATCAATGTCGCAGCAAACTTAGTTGGGTCAAAGGTCTCGTCAGTCGATTGTCGGTTCTTAATGTAGAATGAGGCGGCATAGACAATGGCCGAGATCACCGCATAGGCTAAGGTCAAGTAATTCATTCTCTATGTTTCCACCTCCTTTCTATTCTATATCCTATAGAAAGGATATATATTCCTTTTCCACATCATTCTCCAGACGGGACCGCCCCTCTTGACAGCCTCCGAGAAATTCTTCGTAGACAAGATCGTAGAGCTTCTTCGGATTTTTGCCGAAGAAAATACCAACCTCTACCGCATAGCCAAGCTGCCAGGCTGGAGTAACCCGACAGCGGGAAGATACATTCGCTACTGCCTGAAGCAAGGATATATTGAGTTCGACCATGAGGAGAATGACAAAGGGCTGCCTGCAAAATTTTATCATATAACGGAGAAGGGCAGGGACTTCTTGGAAACCGCCCCCTCGTCGCTTCCTTCAGCAGAAAAGGTGAAAGAGCCGGAGAAGAAGCCGCGGAGAGAAGAAAAGGGTACAGGCATCTTCATCCGGACCGCTTAAGCAAAATCCTCTTTGTATACAAAATTCTCTTAGTATACAAAGTCTTTTTTGTTGTCTGTTTTTTAGCCTGCACTCCAAGACTTAACATGATCTGGGTTGGTGCAGAAACCCATCGCGAAGAGCTTCTTGACAGAAAAGGATCGATGGGAGGCTCTGAAGAAGCGGCCGGGGGTAACGATCCTCTCGACCGCCAAGAAAGAGCAGGGGAGGCTGATCGTGGCTAGAAAGGTGTCTCCGGAGTACCAAGCGGCTGTTGCCACGCACTGGGTCTGGTCCAGGCCAACGCCCGAATACCCGTACACGGGCAGCAACAAGTTCTACCGCGAGTTCCGCCGCGACTCGCTGGTGCGAAACTGCATAATCGCCAACGCCTTCTACCCGACCGCGAAAGGCTTTGAAACAGTACTCGAATTGGCTGATCCTGGAGACCTCTCGGAGGAACAGATCGCCGCACAGCTTGAACAATACCAGAATGTCAAGGATGAGATCGATGCATTAAACAAGGCTGTGAACCTAGATCACGTCCTTTTCGTAGCTCAGATAAAAAGGTCGATCTACGGTAAAGCTGGCTTCGAGATCGTATTGGACAAGAAAGGCGTGCCCACGCAGCTTCTGCCCCTCGACTCAACGCAGCTTGAGCCGGAACTTGACGGTGATTGGAATCTTGCAGGCTTCGAGTACGATAGGCAAAGCGGGTTCTACAAGCCGGAGCAGGTTCTGTATTTCGTGAATCTTAGCCTCGAAGCCGATCAAGAGGGGCTCAGCGACATCGAGCCTGTCCTAACCATGTGCGAGACGAGACAACAGATTCTGGCCACGGATCTTAAGGAGACGGCGGAGAAACTCTGGGCACCTACGGTGATCCTGACCGTGGATGTTTCAGGGCTCAGCGACGCCGACGCGCAGAAAGCCATAGATCAAGTAATCACGGGCATCGAGCCCGGCAAGAACATAGCGATGAGTCAGAAGGTTACGGCTACGCCCGTGGACCTCAAAAGCGATATCCCGGGTCTTATCCAGAGCCTTGAGTACCTCGACTTTGAGATAATCGGCAACTTCAGGGTTCCCAAGTTTCTCATTGGACGCGAGAAGCAGGTGAACCGGGCCACGGCTTACGCAGAACTCGAGGCCTACCGGGATGGCAAGGTCGCGGATGTGCAGCGTCACCTCCGCAGGGAGATAGAGAATCAGTGGTACGACCGGCAGGTCAGGCGTATCCTGGACCTGGTGGATCCGAAGAAGCCTTTACCCGTTTTGGTGAAGCATCGCTGGAACCCCATCAGCGTCATGGACTTCGCTGAAATGGCCGACGCCGTCAGTAAACTCTACGACTCAGGCATCGGCATCATTGACCGGAAGAAGGGTTACGAGCTGCTCGACTTCGATCCAGCCGAGTTGGAGGAAAAAGGTGGATGAGTGTACGCGAGCTCATACCCGTCCTGAGGCCGCAGAAGCTGGAGTCGCTGCTGGCTAAAGCCCTCTTGTCAGTCCTCGCAGAAGCTAAGATGCGGGCACTGATGGATGGCAAACGCATCATACGCGCTTACGGCTTCAAAGCGTTTTTTGGAGGTCACCTCGTCGCGGTTGCCGAGCTTAAGCAGCGCTGGGAGTATGGGCTGGGAGACTACAGCATGGACACCATACAGGGTCAGCGTGAAAAGTATTCCTCGGATCTCGCGGACGTTTTGTCTAAGCTCGACGCGGAAGTCATCACTCGGGACGAGGCTGAAAGCCGCATGAAGATAATTGCGCAGCTGGTCGTCTGGAGCCTCTACAACGAGGGAAAGCTGAGCACATACCGTCAGCGCAACGAGGGCAAAGTAGGCGAATCCCCCCTCTTCACCGCGCAATTCATTCTACCGGAGTTCAAGTTTCACGCCGTATGGATCACCCAAGGAGATGAGCGCGTATGCGGGTACTGCGCAGGCATGGACGGCAAGCTGTTCCCGCTGTACGGTCCATTGGCGGTTATACCCGCGCACCCGTTCTGCCGGTGCGAGTGGGGATATGAGGAGGCATTGAGAAGCTAAGATGCCGTTCAGTTTTAACTATCTGGCCTCCGTCGAGGTATACGATCCAGCAAGACACTTGGCGAAGATCCTGGTCATCGACACCACGGTTAATGCAAATAGGTGGCAGGTAACCGGTGAGGCTCTCAAGAAGGCACTGGATACTCTTATCGGGAAACCGCTAATCGCTTACCCGGATCATAGTGGACTCGTCGAAGCCGGTGCATTTATCGATGCACAGAGGATTGACGGCTACGCGATCGGAATCGCCGAGATCACGGATACGGCTGCGTGGGAAAAGATCAATCGCGGTGAGTGGCGTTTCGTCAGCCCCAAGGTCATCGCCCACGATGTCTCAAAAATCGATGGCGTGGACCTTCTGAAGGATTTTGAGTTCGAGCACGTGGCGTTTGTGCCTCGAGGCGCGTATCCAAGCGCCCAGGTTTTATCGACTTATGCTGGTCAGGAAAGCAGTCCGAGACCGTTCTCGGCTGCCCTAACCGAAAAGTTAGAAGAAATCAATAAAGGAGAAAAATGGAAGATGAGCGAAAATGCTCATGACAAGGAATTAGCTGAAGCAAAAGCAACAATCGAGAAACTAGAAGCAGCGAATAAGAATCTGCGCGAGTTGCTTGAGCAGAGGACGAAGACGCCTTACGAAGCCGAGATTGCGAAGTGGAAGAGCGAAAACGACGCTCTTCGCAGAGACATCGAGAAGCTGCGGGAGAGCCTCGGCAAGTTCGAGACTGAACGCCACTCGACTAAAGTCCAGGAACTGCTGGGCTTAAGATCGAAACTAGGCTTCACGCCATCAAACGAGGAGCTCACGAGGTTTCAAGGCATGGCAGACGACATATTGGAGCAGCTGACCGAGGACACGAGGAATCTGGTGGACCGCGGAAGCTACACCGCGATGCCGAAGGCGAAATATCTGGGTGGCAGCAGCAAGCTCGACCCCGTGGAGAGGGAGAGACTTAGACTATGCGGCTTTACCCGAGACACCGAAGGCAGAATACTGGGAGGCAACTAAGATGGCTGCAGGAGACATACTCAAAGAGGAAGGCTTGATCATCGAAGAGTTCACGGTCAAGCTGAACGAGGACATCGAGAAAGGCGAAGTCGTCTACAACGACGGCAACGGCATCCTAGCCGCGCCGAACACCGTAACCGGGCCATTCTACATGGCCTTGAAAGACCACGACTACAGCGCGGAGACCACGCATAAAGTCAGATGCGTAGTCGCCGGAGCCGTCGCGGTCCAGAAGGTTTCGGGCAGCGGCGGAGGAAAGCAAGGTCAAGGCGTCATGATCTCCGCAACCGCGGGAGAGGCAACCCTCTACACCGATCCTGACGCCCCAGCAACCTATGTTGAAGCAGACGTGCAGACCGCGTTGAACAGAACACTGCAACGTTTAGGAGCGCTTATCGCAGACGCTGCAGACGCCGACACGACAGCAAAGATCTGGCTGAGTAAGAAGTGATCCACATGAACGAATACTGCGGAGTCTGGAAGGATCCTGTGAGTGGAAGAATCTTCAAGTCGCCTAGTCTAGGCGTCTTCGAAGCCCAGATGATCCTGCCCGAAGACATCTCGGCAATCCAAGCCCAGGTGATCCTGGAAGAAGTGTTGGGGCTTGCGAGACAGGCCTAGGACCCAGCTCTGTTAAGGCTGGTCAAAGGATCGGTCGCTCCGGTCTGAGTCCTAGGCCATCGCACATGTGCGCGAAACCCCAATACTCCTTGCGGAGCATCTGCCGCGTGGTGAGCATGCCGAAGCTAGTCGCAAGCGTCGATGTAGCCACGAAGCTCACCGGAGTCGAGAAGGTACCGGCGCTGGTCGAAGCCGAGATATCGGCCGAAGCCTACACACGCACCAATTTTGACCTCTGGAAGAACGTAGCACACGTCGTCGTCAGCGACGAAGCCGCCAAGAAAGCAGCGCACGACATTATCAACCTGCAGATCGCCGACGCCGCCAAAGAAATAGCGCGGATGGAGAACAGCCAGATAAAGACCGTGGTCGAGACCGCGACCGCCGTCGCAGGCGCTGACTGGGGCACCGACACAAACAACCCGTTCGACGACATCGGCAGCGTCATGGACATTATCGAGGGCAACGGGTTCCCCGTTGACTTCATCGCCGCGGATCCGCTGGTCTGGATGGACTTCTTCAGCAACGACCATACACGTGGCACGGCTGCAGGCGTCCAGATACCCGCGGGCAAGACGTTCCCTATTCCGGGCCTGCCCGGAGTGACGGGAATCAGCGACACCGTCCTGACCAACACGGCAGCGATCGTGGGATCCTTAGCAGCACCCGCCATAATCTTGGGACAAGGACCCACCGAAGCAGCAGCCTACCGCGACGAGAAAGCAGGCTACGACGCCTTCTTGATACGCCAGTGGCTTCAGCCCATCCTTGTACAGACAGGAGCATGCCGGAAACTCACCGGAGTACACGCATAAACCTGATGCCCTATTGCGGTATATACTGCAATCGAGGCGATGAAGGATCCCCCGGCTTTTTACGGGTTAGCATCATACCAAAAATAACACAAAAGGAGATGAAGAAGAATGGTCGCAATCAAGTACATAGGGCCTGGGCGATACGGCACAGCCGAGCCTAAGAAGATCTGGGCGCCAGGCGAGATCATGGACGTGCCTCCAGAGGCAGCCGATGTTCTGCTTCAAGACCCGTATTTCGTTAAAGTTCCTAAGTCAGAAGTGGCTGCTGAACCTAAGCCTTCGGCAGAGTCGAAGCCCTCTAAGAAGTCCAAAAAGGTCGCTTGACTGTGTTAAGCGAGACGAGAGGATCCCATGACCGAGGAGAAACGATACCGCGTAAACGCGTCCGTGCCAGCCAGCGCCCTTGAAAGACTACGGAAAGCTTACGACGCGGAATGTGAGGAGGCACGGAGGAAGAACCGCCTACCATCATCGCAGGGAGGTGCAGCCGGCACAATGATAGTTAAGGGCCTGCAGGTGCACGAGTTCCAGCAACGCGAAAGCTTCCAAAAAGTCTACGCGAAGGAGTGCGAGAAGGCGATTAGACAGGGCCGCGCGAAGCCGGCGGAATGCGAAGTCTTGCACAGCATCCTCATGAAGGGCTTAACCGCCCTACTCGCAGAGGAATAGCCCCTCTTTCTCATCCTTCTCAAAATGAGAAGACTGTTGGACTGGCTTAAATCAGCCTCCACCCCCGATTCATTCGACTGGTTTTGGCTTACACGACCGAGACGAAAGTACTCTACAGGGCCAAGCTGACAAAATCAGACGTCAGCTCTAGCGATGCCGAGGCAACTAGCATAATTGCCGCGTGCATAGCGGACGCCGAAGCCGAGATAAACGCTTTGACCAGGCACCCTTCGGGCTGGGCTGAAACAAGTGATTACTACGCCAGCATCCAAGCCGCAGCCACGGATCTAGCCGCTTCGTACCTATTCCAGCAGGACATAGCTGCGCGAGCAGTAGGCCGGGGCAGTGAAGAAGTCTTGATCGACCGGGCTACGCAGTTGCACAACCGCGTCATGGCGATCTTGGCGCAGATCCCAGGCGCTAAGAAGCTATTTTTCAAGGTAACGGAGGACGAAGAGGAATGAGCGTTAAAATAACGGTGGATCTCGCTGAGTTCAACCGCGTCTGGAAAGAGAAGACGGAGAAGATTAAGCAGGCAATTCAACAGGCGCTTGAAGAAGCAGGCGCTTTAGTTAAGAGCGAAATGGAGACGCAAGCTCCGGTCAGAACAGGCGCTTTAAGATCGTCCATAATGGTTGATGTTGAAGCCGACAGGGTTACGGTCGGCCCCCAAGTTCCTTATGCCGGTTTTGTCGAGTTTGGGACGCGGCCGAGTCCGGGAAGATATGTGCCAGCCATAGGTAAGAGACTTGTAAATCCTGATCTGCCCCACTTCGGCATGCACCCAGGCATCAGAGCCACGCATTTTGTCGAAAGAACCGCGTTGGTTGCTGAGCCTCAACTGGCCGAAGTTTTCAACCGAATTTTATCGGAGGCGTTAGAGTAATGCCCTTGAAGACCACGCATAACAATATTTTGACAGCGATCAAAGCTAAGATCGAAGCGCTCACATCGATTAAGAGCGTGACGATCGGCGAGCTTAAAGTCCTGCCCCCGGACAAGTTTCCAGCATGCTACCTTATTCCTGCGAGAGACGAGGAAGATGATCACACGGTTTCGAGAATCCTTCACAAATTCAGAACAAAAATAATCATCATAACGCGGTCGCCGGCAACGGATCCGCTCACCGGCATGAGCACTCTAATCGATTTAGCCGGTGACGCACATGACAAGCTTCTCGAGGACCGCACACTCGGCGGCAAATGCGAGATCCTCTATTTTATTGGCCGAGATTTTGACTACAGCATCGGCCAAGACTACAATCTGTTCTGGTGCATCATCACGGTCGAGCCTTGGAAGGCGATCTAGATGAAAATCGTGTACATCAGGCAAGATTCGGGCGTCTCGGTGGACGGCGTCGGCTTCTTCAAGCCTGATGAGCCTGTTGAGGTGCCCGACCAAGTAGGCGAGGACCTGATCAAGTCAGGCCTCTTTCAAGAGTATAAACATAAACGGAGGTAAGAAAGGAAATGGCAAGGTATCTAGGCATCGCGAAAGAGACGGTCTACGGAACACCAGTAACACCAACGAAATTCATTGATATCGTCAAAGAATCATTAGGCGCAGATCAAGAGATCCTCTTAGACGAAACCGTCAGAGGACGCGACTACTACAAGCAGTCAGCGGGACCCGTCAAGATCGGAGGGGGCTTCGACTTCTTTGTGGCGCCCGAAAACGGCATCGGACAGCTGCTCTACTATTGCTTAGGCGCGGTGAGTTCGGCGCAGCAGGGAGGCACAACCGCTTACCTGCACACGATCACGCCGGCTGACGATCCACCGTCTTTCACCGTTGAGAAAGGACTAGACGCTATAACAGGCTTGCAGTATCCAGGCTGCAAGATCGCAAGTCTGACGCTGAAGACCGCGAAGAAGGCGAAGCTGAGCGCCAGCGTGGACGTCTTAGGTAAGACCGAGAAGATCGTATCTCTGAGCACGCCAAGCTGGAGCAATCTACCGGACCTCACCTTCACACAAGGAACCTACAAAATCAATACTGTGGCCTGCGGAGACATCGTAGGCATCGAAGCCAAGATCCTTAACGCGCTGCAGGGGGACGAATACCGGCCAGGAGCACGTGTGATCAGCAAACTGCCGGTCGGAGCGAGGAAGGTCGAGGGCAAATTAGACATCGAGTTTGTGAACAAGGATCAGCTTGAAAAGTTCTACGGCGCAGCCGCAGCGACGGAGCCCCAGGGCGCTCTCACAGGCGTAGCATTGGATCTGCTCTGGGAAGGCGTGGTCATCGAAGGCGCGTACAAGTATTCGTTGGAACTTGAGATCCCTGAAGTCTACTACAGCACAGCTAAGGCTCCTTTGGACACGCGTAAACTGATCGTGCAGGGCGTTGAGTTCCAGGCCATCTACAATGCCACAGCGACCTATGCGGTCAGAGCGAAGCTGCAGAACAAGGAGACAAGTCTCTAAATGAAGCCGATAACCGGGAGCGAGTACCGTAAGCGAGTCGAGGACAGACGCAGGGCGCGGAAGCTGGTTGAGCTGCCCAGCGAAGCGGTCTTCGAGATCAAGAAGATCGATGTCTTAGCCTGCGCTCGCATCTTCAAGAAGAACAAAGGCATCTTAGATGAGATCGCTAAGGAACAAGATGAATTAAAGCTGGCCGAACTATTGCGAAGCAAAGAAGTATTAGCATTACTGTCTGAATCGGTCACGAAGCCTACCATCGTAGATCTCGTGACGGGCCCCGAGGATCTGAGCGTCAACGATATTGAGGGCATGGACCTAATCACGCTCTTCAACGAGATCATCCTGTTCAACGATCTGGACCGCTTCACAGCAGGCAGGCTGAGCTCGTTTCGTAAAGAGCAGCTTCGGACTGGCGGTGGGGCTCCTAGCGGAAAAATACCATCGATTGCCTAGTGAGTTGGTCGAGTTGGATCTTAGCCCGATCGCGGAACTCATGTTCAACAGCATGATCAGTGCAAGAACGGATCGATGGCTCAAAAAGAAGATGGAGAAGCAGAGGGAAGAAGAAGAGCCTGTGTCTGTGGCCGAGCAAGTTAGGAGAGAACAAGCAGAATGGCAGAAACTCAAGTAGGAATCCTGATCAGCGCGGTAGACGATGCCAGCGATGAGCTAGCGAAAGTTGGGACCTCAGCGCAGACGATGGCTGACAGCGTGGAGCAGAGCAGCTCGCGGGTTCAGACGGCAAGTGAAAAATCATCGTTCAGCCTCAAGAGTCTGGGCACAAGCATGGCAGGCTTGATGACCAGCGTCACAACTCTCGTCTTCGCCTTCGACCGCGTCGAGAAGGCGCAGTACAGCCTCAATAAAGCAACGAATGCGTATGAGGACACAACGCGGAGGGTGGAGAAGGCTCAGAATGACCTCAACGCGGCAATTGAAAAGTTTGGTGCAGACAGTCCAGAAGCTGAAGCCGCGGCTGTCACCTTGAAGGCTGCGCAGGACGATTTGGCTCTTGCAGGGGAGAGGCTTCAGCTTAAGCAACAGGACATGAATCAGGCGATGATTAGTACCGCGACCATGATTATTCCCGCAGTCATCACCGCGATAACGAGTCTGCAGGGCACTATGGCTGGTCTGCGGGTCGCAATGGATATTCTCACAGCTCACCCCCTCGCCTTAGCGTTGACGATCCTGATCGGAATAGTACTTGCTCTAATCACGAATTTCGGTGGTTTCAGGGACGCGGTGATCGGCGTCTTCACCGCCATCTATAATTTTGTGAAGCCTGCCATCGACGCAATCATCGGCGTGATTCAAGGGCTTGTCAATTTCATCAAGGGCATCGTGGACGCGGTTGCAGGCTTCCTCAGCTGGCTTTTCGGAGCCGCCGGAACAGCAGCGACAACAGCCGCGACGGTCACCGCTCCCACGCCTACACCTGCTCCTGTCAGACCTAGCCCGGTCAGATATTATCAGTTTGGAGGCATAGTCGAGGAGACAGGACTCGCGTTTCTGCATCGGGGTGAGGCTGTGATTCCAGCTGGGGGATCATCTTCGCTCTTCAACGATTATAGCACGATCACGATCTATGCCTCGATTGGCAGCGACTACGATGTAGACCGCTTAGCCGATAGGCTGGATGAGATCCGCAAGCGCAAGCTGTTGGCTTATGGCAGGAGATCCGGATGGTAAGAGACATCGAAGTCAAGATCACGACCTCGAGTGGGCTGCTCGACGTCAGCGCCGATGTTGAAGCCCTCGACTTTGAGGGGCCGTCTGTTCTGAAGGCTTCGCCTTTCACGCTTCGCATCAAGAACGATGGATCCTATAATGGCAAGTTCAGCAGATACAATCCGATTACGATCCGAGTCGCGCAGACTCCCGGCGGCGCCTTGAAGAGCATGTTCGCTGGCAGGCTGGACACTTGGGAGGATGTCCGGCTTAGGCGCGGAGGCTTGAAGCGCATCGTCAACATCGAGGGCTTCGACTACTTCATGGACACGCAGATGGCTATGCACTCCGGCGTCTTCAAAAACCAGACCGCCGGCGCCATCATCGGCAACCTGCTGCAGACCTATTGCCCAGATATCGATCGGACCAACATCGATGCCGGGCCCACTCTGACCTTTATTGGCGGTCAGGACAAGAAGGTGAGCGACTGGATCGAGGAGATCCTAGACCAGCCGGAATGCGATGGTTGGTCTTTCTGGATCGACTACAAGAAAGCCTACTTCAAGAACCTCGGATCCTCATCTTCGAGCCTGCAGCTGACAGACGACAATGTCCTAGAGCCAAGGGTCAAGAAGCTGGAGGAGCTCTACGCGAACAGGGTCAAGGTCTACGGGGCCAAGAACCAGATCCATCCGCCGACGCTGGATGATTATACAGAGAACGATGCTGTAAATTGGACTGTCAGCAATGCCACTGTAACTAATGACAGTGCCGACAAGAAACATGGATCCTACAGCCTAAAGGCTACTTTGACAGCGAGTCTCGATCGGTATTTTAGGCGCGCCTTCACTTCAGCCCTCAACCTGAATGTCCTCAAGAGGCTGCTTCTCTGGATTAAACAGAACACGGTTCTGCCCTGCCAGATCCGCCTCGAAACAGACGCCACCAACTACTATTATCGAAACTCACCCCTTGGAAAGGTTGATGAATGGGAG